GGGGTCGTTCATCCGCTCCAAACGGTAAGCGGCTTTATGCTTAGAGATACCTTGCTTTTTCCCGATCTGCTTACAGGCCGGACAATATTTCTGTAGGCTTGCCTGGACAATATAGGGCTTACCGCAGACCTTACATATATCCACACTTCCGAGCGGACGCTGGGAGCCGCGCTTATCGTATAAAGCGCCCCGCGCCTTGTTAATCACAAGCTGGCACGCTTCACAGCGGATGCACTTAATCGGACGGTAGATGAGCTTTCCACAATCTACGCAATGCGTCAGCCAGCGTGCTTCCGGATTGCCGCGCGGACGGCCTGTGTTTTGCTTCACGCGGAGAGCGTTGGCTTTTTTTCGGCAAGCCTCACTGCAATATCGCTGCTGTCTTTTGGGGAGGCTCTTTCCGCAGACGGCGCAAACGCCGGGGGTGCTCAGCGGCTCAGGGGTTTCAAGCGTATTCGGCACGCCGTTATAGATCAGGTCGTGCGCGTCGCTCCGGTCGATGGCCGTCCATCCGTTGGTAAGGATCAGCGCACCTTCCATTAGTCCGCAGCGCTTGCGGATGATGTTGTCAAACTGCACATAGGCAGTGTGCGCGTCCGGAAAAACATGAGGCCGCTCCCGCAGAAAGCGATACAAGCTCTGGGTGATGTACGCGTAGCCGTAGGGGTCGCACAGCGTCCACTCCAGACGCATGTATTTCCCACTGCCGCCCCGGAGCTGATGCACATAGTTTTCCGGGCGCGTTTTGATGGCATAGTGCACATCCTGCGGATCACGGATCACGGTGAACTCGCTCCTGTCAATGAGCCGTTCATACGTCCAGCCGTTGCGCATGGGATAAGGCCACTTGTTGCTTTTGATCGCCGTTTCGAGCAGCCGCGTCATGTAGGGGAGCTTATTCAAAATCCCCGCACGCTCACATAAGCCGCGCAGATTCCCGACGCGATAGGTCTTGCCATCCGGGGAGCGAACGAGCACCCATATAAACCGAGCGGGGAGTTTGACGTTGGCCGCAACAATCGCGTCGTGCTTATCGCTCCGGTCCAGCACGCGCCAGCCGCCAGCGAAAAGAAAGCAGCGGCCTTTGGCGGCGGATCGTGCGCCAGCGGCCAATGTATCCGCACAATGGACGGCTGTGGCGTAGTCCGTTGTGAGATTTGGGAAAAAGTCCGGGCGGCCGGACATGAAGCGGAGCAGATTCCACGTCGTGTAAATTGTACCCCACGGCGCTTGGATCGTCCATTGTACCTTACTCATCGGCTTCTCCTTCCGGTATCTTAAAAATTCCTTTCCACCGTAAATTTCTCTTTGTTTCAGCGCCCATGCGTGTGCTTCCTCCGGGGTAGAAAACCCATCCTTTCTCATTCGTTCTCTGCCCTCGTGCCCTCCGGGGAGGGGAAAATATTCCTGCGGCGTTATTCGTTGGGCAGCTTATACACGATTCCGTCGTTCCAATCGGTAATGCACAGTCTCCACTTGCTCGACTTATCCCAGGCGACATGCGACGGCTTGCGGACGAACGGCTTTTCATTGCCGGTCTGGATGGTCACGCTCTTGTCGGTGGCGCGGATGATACGGAATTCCAGAACGTCAACGTCGCTTTTTTCGCGGTTCCAGCGGGAGCAGGTGAACGTGTCACCGACCTTGAAGGGGTGCGGCTCAGCGGCTTTTTCCTCCGCCTTGACGATGCCGCCGATCTCCGCATAAGCCGCCGTCAGTACAATGCCGTCAACCCCGGTCTGATAGGAGATGTTCTTCGGTCCGGTGGAAACGACGCGGCACGCGCCGAAATGCTTTACCTCCACAATGTAGCCCGGTTTGATATTATCCTGCGAAAACTCCACGCCGTCGAGAGCGTCCAGCGCGTCTTGGTAATAGCCGAGCTTGTCAAGTTGCGCCTCCATGCGGTCAAGCGTGGTTTCGATCAATTCGTTCACGGTATCCAGCGAGAGCGGTTCGCCGTTGAAACGCTGCACCGTCGTCCCCTGCTCGATCTGCTGCTTGAAGCCCTCGTAGCGCTCCACGTTCTTTTTCAGCTTGCGCAGGGCCGCTTCGCATTCGGCAATGCGCCGACCGATGAAGCCCTTGTCCTGCAAGCCCTTCTGCGCGGCGGTATTGTGGGCGATGGCGGCGCGTGCTCGGTAATAGGCCGACTTGTTGAACGCCTTGAAGCCTGATTCATAGGCTGCGAACATGCGCTCACGCTGGCGGGTAAAGGCGCGTCCGGCGCTAAAATTGATGTTAGGCTGGGTAAAAAATGCAACGTCGCCGTGCATGTCGTTAATAGGTTTTTGCAACGCTTCACCCCGCGCCGCTGCGCGATCTGCCGAAGCCTCAAAACGTTCTGCGCGATGTTCTGCTTTCTCCGCCTTGCGCTCCTGCTGCGCGGCGAAGCTCAAACGCTCGCCGGTCGTGCCTCCGTCCGCAAGGCCCAGCGCCTTAGCGACCTTCTCAGTGCGCCAGAGATTCGGTTCTTTGCAACGGCTGATCCAGCAGCCGGAGCGGCGATCCCACAAGAACGCACCCTTGATTTCGCGCTTCTGGTCGTCGGTGAGGTCGTCATAATCGGCCTTGTCGAAGTGCAGTTCTAGCTTGCCGGTTTCCCGGTTGCGGATGAAATAGCTGTCGGGCGTTGCAGCGGGAGAGAATTTGGCGGCGAACTCATCCGGGGATACGGTATAAACAGCTTCTTTGCTCATCGTTTTTGCCACCCTTTCGCAAGCACCTTCGCGGCGATGCTGAGCTTCTTCGTCCCCCAGCCGCCAACCGGGGGACAAAGCTCCCCGTCTTCGACGACGGCCAGCAGTTCGGGGGCGCTCCAGTGGCAGCCATCCCAGCCCCGACGGTAGGCCAGCTTGTTAGCCGCCTTCCAGACCTTGAAGGGGAGGATGTACATTACTTTGTACACTCCGTCCCCATCGGTGCTGGTCGAGTACCACTCCACCAGCACGGGGTACTCCCGCTTGCCAGCCATGAACTGGCTGGCGTGTTTCTTTATGATTCTATCCTTCATAATGCTTTCTCCTCTCGTCAAAATCGGCCTTGGACAAAGCCCATTTCTTCGCGGGCCGTTTCATCCCCCGACCATGCGCCGCCGTCTGCGTCGAAGGTAATGGGGAAATCCCAGCGGCAATCCCCGTCGTCAGTAAAGCTCATGATCTCGATTTCTGCCGCGTCCTCTCCGTCCTCGATGGCTCCACGGGCAACGGCCATCGCATCGAATAACGCGGAAAACCATCCGATTGAATCCCTGTTTTCCCAACTATCTTCCGGCAGCTTTAAACCATACATATATTGCCTCCGTGCCCCGAACCCTTACCGGTTCTGCGAGCGTTTCCCTTGATTACGTACTTATTATATCACAGGTAGGGAAACTTTGCAAGTGTTTTTCAGGAAAAATTTCAAAAAAAATAAGCCTACCCCAATTAGGGGTAGGCCTTGATCTTCCGCCGGATGCCTTGCAGCCGCCGCTTAATGGTGCTGTCGCTGCAATGGCACTCCTGCGCCATCTGAATATAGGATAACCCGCGCCGCGCCAGAGACAGCACGCGCACCTCGTCGTCAGTCAATCCGCACTCCCGGACGATTTCCTCATATGTACGCTGTGCCATTCCAACCGCACGGGTCACTCCTCCTCTTTCTTTGCTTCCACGCCTGCCGCGTCCGCCATTCCCTCACCAATTATATACGCGATCACGGTTGCGCCAGCCATGATGATACTCCCTACCTGTGTGGCGGTCTCCTCCGCCACGCCGAAGGCCATCACCAGCATGGTCACAAAAGACACCACCGCCGCCCAAAACTTGCGGCTCGTCAATTTACGCTTGATGTTCTCACTCATTTTCGATTCCTTCCTTTTCTTCGTAGATGATTTCAAGGCCATATGCTTTCGCGGCCTCATGTTCGATTCTGCAACCACGGGCGTTTTCCCAGCCCTTGCAAAAGTAGGCCGCATGGCACAAGCTCATGTTTTCGAGCGATTTAGCTAAAAAACACAAAGGGATTTGCACCACGCCACGCTGTTTCATGGATTGCTGGCTATACCATTCGTCCGTAAACAGCGTGTTCACGATCTCGAAGCCGCGCTTTTCAAGCTCTGCCACGGCGCGGTTGCGCGTATCGATTATTTCTTTTTCTGTTTTTCCAGCCATCGGCTGACTTAACATTGCTTTTCTCTCGCTCATTTTTGATTCCATCCTTTCTTCGTTCAGCCGCGTTCCCGCAGCCATATGTCAATGTTAAGGCTTGCTCGTGTCATTTCGTCCGCGTTTCCGTTGTGTAGTTCATGCTCAAGCAATGCCTGCACGCCAGCACAGGTGACCATCAGTCCGGCTTTCAGGTCGGCTACTTTTTCGTCATGCCCATCCAGCCGAAGCTTGTCTACACCCAATTTTCTGTTGATGTCGTTCACTTCCGCCGCCAGCGCATTCGTCGGCTTGTCATGCCGTTCCTTTTCAGCCCTTACGTTCTTTCGCGCCGCAGCAAATGTGTTGTACGCACCAATCAGCGCCAGCAGCACGCCAAACGCAAGAACGATTTTATCTGCCGTAAGATCGGCCATTACTCCTTCACCCCTTCCAATGCCGTCACCCTTTCTTCCAATCGCTTCACACGCTCTTCCAGCGTGTGGGAGGCTTCGTCCTGCGCCTTGAGGTACTGCGCCATCATGTACCCCGTCACGCCGTCCCGCTGGATGGTCGCCCAGCCGTCCTCCACGCCCAGCACCTTCACAGCCTCGCCGATCGGCACCTTCGCCAGCACAGACGCGGCCTTATCCGGTCGCGTGCGCAAGTTTACCGTGCTGCCGCTGTCCGCCGTTACCACCATGGTCTGCATCGTTTCATCCTCTCCTTTTTCTTCTTCTGTGTCGCTCCAGCCCTTGGGGATGGCGTAGTGCGTCCACGCGTATTTCCCTATCTGTCCATGCACCACGCCGTACTTTGTGCCGCGTGCGTCGATCACCGTACCGTCTCCCAGATATAGGCCGGTGTGCTGCATGATTTCGCCCTTTTGGCGGTAGAGCATTGCCACCGCGCCCTCCGGAAGCTGGTCGATCGTCCCTTTCACGCTCCACGCACCGGAGCGCCATTGGCTTGTGGCTCCGCTTGGTAGCGTCGCGCCCCCCGCCTTGGCACAGGCGCGTGTAAACGTCGCGCAGTCCCAGCAGGTCTTACCGTCCCATTTTGCGCCCACATCAAGGATGTTGGTGGTGTACTCCGGGTACTGCTTCGCCTGCTTCTGGCGGCGTGCGGGAGAACATGTCCAGCCCGTCGCGCCGTAGATGTAGCCATCCCCGACGTGAGCAAGGGCAAAGGCTACTGCGTCTTGTGCGCTCACTCATCATCCCTCCCCAGCTTGTGTAACAGCGTCCCCAGCAGGTATCCCAGCCCCAGCGCCGCGCCGCACCACGCCAGCAAAACAAGCGCACCTAAGAGTATCATCATACGCACCACCTCCATTTATCAGCAAGTTGGTTGTAAGTTTGTTGTAAGTTGGTTCCAAGTTGGTTCCAAGTTGGTTCCAAGTTTCACTTGCCATCAGCTTCCGCGTCCAGCATCTTGCGCACCTGCTCGCGCCAGCGCTGGGGCACCTCGTCGATGGTCATGCGCCCCGCGTCAATCCAGCGGTAGTAGATTTTAGCCATGGTCTGCACCTCCTTCTGTCTCTGCCAGCATCCCCGCCAGCTCCATCAGCGCTTCATCCTGCTCCATGGCGCGGGTTTCAAGGGTGGTCAGCCGCTCTTCAACAGTCGCGCCCTCTGTGCCGTTCTGGCGGGCGATAGCCAGCAGCTCGTCAGCCTCCTCCTGCGTGATTTCCAGCGCGTCCGCAAGGGCGGTAATGCGGGCAATGGCCACGCTTGCGGTAAAGGGTATGCCGCCGCTCAGGCGGTTGTAGAGTACCGTATACTTGGGTGTGTGTTGGGTATCCAATAGGCATCCTTCCTTTCTTTTCAGTCGTGGGGGATGGGCTAAATATCCGTCACAGCGCGTTCGAGGGCGGCTGTGCTGGCGGCTTGGGTGCTGGCCTGTGCTGACAGGGATTTCAGCAGGATAGCGGGGGACTGCGTGTAGGTGGCCGTTATGCTGTCTCCGTCCGTCAGCAAGGTATTTACCCCATCCAGCGCCTTGATTTCAGCTCCGCCTGTTGCGGTAAAGGGGACAGGTGTAGCTAGCGTGTAGGCAATTTGGACGGGAGTGCCTGCGGCGTATTGGGCGGCGAGGTAAGCATTGAATTCATCCACAGATGTAAACAAATCTCTCATTAAGTCTATTGTTGTATAAATAAAACCGCCTTTGTTCCCACCAAACACTCTATAAAAATGCGAACAAATAATATTTATTATATATGTATCTCCTATACCTGGTGCCGAATTAACAGGTAAATTCCAGTATGTAGCTGTAGATTTGAATTTTAATGTATCTCCGTCCGGCGTTATCAGCTTCCACGTCTCCACCCCTTCGCCCGTCTGCGCATCCACTTCCCCGCTGTAGATTGTGTGAGGGAGGGTTAGTGTGGTGGTTTGGGCGTCCTCTTGTCGCTCCACCTTTACGCTATTTCTCCCGCTGATGGGGCGGATGTTGTCAGGCGATGGTGTCCCTGTTCCCGCTTGCGTTGGGGTGAAGGTGACCTTGCACTCCGTCAGCCCCACACCGCCAAGCGCGTCCTTAACCACCACAGGATTACCGCTCACCTCAGCCTTAGGGCACAGCACGTCGATGATGTGTGCGCTGCTCCACGGATTGGTGGACGTAATCGCAGTGTCGTCGATTTGGGGCGCGTCAAGACCGTCTCTGCCATCTTTGCCCGGCGATCCATCCGCACCGTCGGCTCCCGGCACGCCCTGCGGGCCAGTCGCTCCCGTGTCGCCTTTTTCGCCCTTTTCGCCTTTTTCGCCTTGTGCACCCGGTATGCCTTGCGGGCCAGTTTCGCCAATCGGCCCCTGTGGTCCCTGCGGCCCTTGCGCACCGACAAAGTCACCGTTCTCAAGCTTGGCCTCGACGCTCTTTACAAGGTCGTCCGCACGCTTCACCGCCGCAGCGGTCTCCTGCTCCCGCGCCGCTTCGGCCTGTTCTCGGTTCGCCTCCGCCGTCTCCCTCGCGGCCTCGGCCTTCACGCGCTTATTCTCCGCACCTGCACGCAGCCGCTCATTCTCCGCACGCGTCTCCTCGGCCTGCCCTCGCGCTGTTTCCGCAGCCACGCGCTTCCTCTCCGCCGCCTGCCGCGCCGCCTCTTCCGTCACGATCCCCGACGCCGCAGCTGCCGCATCCGCCGCGCTCTTCGCCGCCGCAGCCTTGTCCGCTGCTGTCTGCGCCAGCGCCTGCTCAAATGCCGTAGGGTAAGCCTGCTCGATTTTTTTATCTACCATAGGCAGCGGATTTACGTAGATAAGCATCCGATCTGAGTGCCAAACAACGTCGTTGTTCGCAATGATTTCAACATAGGCGGTCTTTCCGCCCTCATGCTGTGTAATGTTCCGCGTGATCTCCGCAAGCCCGTCCACGATCTCGATGCTGTCCGCGCCAGCGCTGCCGAAGTCGATATGCAGATAGGCCGTCCCGCCGGGATACGCCGGGAGCCCCTCGAATCGCAGGGTGAATACCTTGTTGTCCCGCTCCATGCCAACGACGACCGCACGCGGCGAAGGCGTCCAGCCCTTAAATCGTACCGTTGCCTCCATGGTTCCCCTCCTCTCCGGTTACAATTCCCGCAAGCTCGATAAGCGCCGCGTTGGTATCGCCAAGCCACGCCCGAAGCTCCGCGTTTTCACTTTCCAGCGCCGCGCAGCGTTCCTTCAGCGAGGGTTCGCGCAGCTCTTCCAGTTCCTCAGCGGTGTAGGGCGTAAAAAGATAGTATTCCTCAACAATGTCCTCCGCCTCGCGTCCCTCCACGCCGGGAACGTCAATGACCTTTTTCACGTCTTTCCCGCCGGTTTCCGGATACTCCGCAACGGTCTCGTAATGCCATTGTTCTTCTACCGCTTCCACCGCGTCTGTGTGGATCACCCGAGATTTTTGTTCGAGTTTTCCCATGCTGGGATTGTACCCGTCCAGACGCACGAAATTACTATCATAGATCGGCAGCATAGCTGTCCCTCCTTTATGCTATTCTCTCCCACATGTACACAGCCAAGTAAGGCGGCATGGAGGATGCGCTGCCTGTGTCTCCGTGAGAGTGTGTGCCATTCCCGCCCTTAGTTTCGGTCGTTTTTGTAACAAGCGCCCCGACTGTGGTTGAGGTTTCAGCAAAATAATTTCCGCTGCCGCTCACCTCATCCTGTACAAGCGGGGCCCGACTGAACAAGTGCGCGTGCGTCGGCATTTCCTTTTCGGTCAGCTGGTGACTACCAGTCGTGTGCTTATGTGTCTTCGCGCCGCCAGTGCTCCCTGCGGCATACGTCGCGCTTGCTGCCAAAAGGAAGCGGCTTTCCAACGCTTGCCACGTCCCGCCAAACAAGGAGGCGGGGGAAGTAGACACCGTAGAGATGTAGATCGCGCCGACTGGATACGCCTCGCACCCAAGAGCTTTCCAGCTGCTGAATTGTCCATCGTTGACCCTTTTTCGCCACCACGCATTAGATAGCGTTCCGAGGGTCGGAAGATAAAATTGGTAAATCCAGTTGGTCGCCTCGTTATAGGAGGCTCCATCGCTTACAATGTTGACCAGCACCGCCCACGTATTTGATTCCGGGATATGTAAGGCGCTTGGCGACACAATATAGATTCCACTCTTATACGCTGTATCACAGTCTGTGATCGCGGTTCCGTCTGAGAGTGGGAACGCTCCCACGTCCTCTGCTGTCAGCGTAATATTGCCGCTTTCAACCGGCTTTCCGTTGATGCTCAGATTTTCTATACTGCCCGTTTCGCCCTTCGGGCCCCGCGGACCGGGCGCGCCAGTTTTTCCCTGCGGCAGCGCAAACGAGAGCACCTTGTGTCCGTCCTGCTCCGTCACGGTCACGGTCGGCGCGGCGTTCTCCGCCAGCATCGTCACCGTGCCTGTCATGCCGTCGATCTTCTGCGCCGCCGCCTCTGCCACGCTGGCCTTGCTGTCGGCGTTGCTCGCCGCCGTGTTCGCCGCAGAGGCGGCCTTGTTCGCCGCGCTGGCCTTTGTGTCGGCGTTGCTCGCCGCTGTGTTCGCCGCCGCTGTGGCCTTTTCCATTGCCGCCACCTGCGCCAGCAGGTCAGACAGCGAGGGAACAACGTTTTCCGGGTCTACGATGGTATCCGTTGCCGCTTGCAGCATCGAGCCGTCCCCGGCGAAGATCGTCGCAATATCGCCGTTCATCGCCAGCCGGATCACCAGCGAGAACCGCCCCGGCACGTTGTAGCACGCCGCAAGAAGTGTCACGCTCGCCTTGTTCCCGCTTACGCTGCCGCTGATCGGCACCGTGCTCCTGTCCGCACGGATAAAGTATGCGGAAACAGACGCGCCAGTCAGCGTCACCGCCGCCCCGCCGCGTTTGACGCTGATCTCAAACGTGTGTCCGTTCTTGTCCCCAGTCGCAAACACAGGCCGCAGCGCCTCCCGGATTATCCCCCGCGCAAGGTCTGCGTCATACGCCAGCGTTACATTCGCCATCCGCTTCACCTTCTTCCAAAATCCGCCCCAGCGCCTGCAGGGCAAGCACAAACCTCGCCATGTTCTGCTCACCGCACACGCTGACCTGATTCAGAGACGCAATGACCTTTTCAACCGTTTCGCGTTCATGCTGGTTCATAATATTCTCCTTTTATTTATGGCTAAGGAACCAATACGTTTTCCCGTTCGTTGCTGTTACCTGATGCCATTCGAGGCGCGACTGTGCATATCCGGCTACAATAATCGTTTCATTAGTTAGTTTGCTATATTTTTGAGCCGTAACCCAATTTTGAGTGGCTACATTATGACCTCCAACGGACAATTCGCCAAATACGCCTTTATCCATATCGCAATGCCCGCCGATTAAATTGTCGGCGCTTACGCTTTTCGAGGAAAAACTTTCTGTCCATCCCTCTACGGCCTCAAATTCATCCATTGTTACATATCCATCAAGATCAATCTTAGACGCGCTGATCCTGATTTTTTCCGGGCTTTGATTGATTGCCGATACAATGCCGTCCTTAGACACCTTGAGTTCAATCGCTGCATTCGCGCCGTCGATAGCGATTTCCGCAGAGGACAGCCGCCGCCCCTGCTCGTCAACCACGGTTTTATCGGCCTTGAGCTTGATCTTCGCGTTCGCGCCGTCAATGGCGATTTCTGCCGAGGAAATCTTGTTGCCGTTTTCCTCCGCCTTTGCCGCCACCAGCGTAATGCGCTCGTCCTGCAGGCGAAGCTCACCGTTGATATCGGTAATGTATCCCATGGCCTTATTTGCCGCGCTTCCCGCCCGGCGGGAGGAGCGTGCGGTTTTGACGCTGCTGCTCCGCAGCTCGGCAATCATGCTCGATAGGTCGCGTGCGGGGGAATCCAGCGTCAGCTGCACAGCGTCTGGGGCGGATACGAGATCGCCGTAATTCATGGCCGTGATCCACTTCTCCTGCGCATCGCCGTATTCCGCCAGCGCCACGCGGCACATATCCCCCAGCGCAAAGCGGTCGGCGGGTTCGCCCGTCTGCTCTGCCAGCACCAGCGCCGATACCGTGATCGTCGTGGCGGGGGTCTTGTGCGCCGCCAGATATTTACGCGCATAGGCCAGCGCCTTGTCCTGCGGCGCATCGTCCGCCAGTCCGGCCAGCTCCTTCTCCACCGTCCCCCATACGTTTCGCGTGTCCGCATCAAGGTGTCCGTCCGGCAGCGCGTCGGAGACCGCTCGTGTGCATAGGTCGCGCCTGTCCTCGTCAATGGATACGCTTTCCATGTTCCGCGATAACCGGCACTCGCACACGGGCGATTCTCCCAGCTTTCGCACGCCTAACCGCCAAGGCACGGCGCTCTGGTCGTAGGTCAACGCATAGCCGTTCGCCTTCTTCACCGCCGCGAAGATGGCTTCCAGCGCGTCCTCCCGGTCGGTGTCGATGGAGTAATTCTCCGTCGTTGCCACGCTCCCAAGCGCCCAAAGCGTGAAATCCTGCTGCTTGTCCAGCAACGCCTGAAGGATGCTCCCCATGGAGCCCGAAAGCGTCGTTTCCGCGCTCGTCAGCATGTCGCCCAGCGTACAGATGCCGTGCTCTAGCACAACCTCCCTGTCGCCCATGATCGTCATGTTGACCTCGGTCACGCGATAAATACCGAGGCTTTTTTCGCCGCCGTCGTACAGCTCCACCCAGCGGCCCAGCACAACCGGCGGTTCTCCCTCCGGCAGGATCATCGTCGCCGTGCTTAGGGCGTTGAGCGTGATATTCGCCGTCAGCATGGACGGATGGAGTCGTGCGATCTCCGCAAAGTTCGCATCCAGCAGTCGCGGAAGCTTTACCATTTACGCCCACCTCCCGTAACTCCTGAATACGGCGGTGCAGGCCGTGTCTGCCGTTATGGTGATCGTGCTCGCCCGGTTCCCCGGCACAGTCAGGTCGTCGCTGCTCTCCGCCGTCCGCTTCATCAGCAGGGACACGCCGTCGATCTTGATGGACAGCCGCCCGCGCTCGTCGTGCGTGATAAACAGCGTGTTCCCCTTCGCCAGCGCAATACTGGAGATCGTCACCGCGCTCGTGTCCGTCTTTAGGGTCACAAGCCCCAGCGTCCCTCCGGATGCCGTTATTTCAGCCTCTAGCGTTGCCTCCGGCGCGTCGCCCACCGGGGCTATGGTTGTGCTGCCCTGCTGCGTCGCCGCCGTAATTCTGACCACGGCGGGCGATTCCGATTGCCAGTAGGGCACGTCGTAGGCCGTGAACGTGATTTCTCCCTCGCCCGTCCATTTTAACGCGCTGTCCACCGCAGGAAGCGCAGAGCATACGCACCGCAGCCGCTTCCCCGGCTTGTCGGAGGTTGCCAGCCAGCCTTCGCCGACCGCCCATCCGCGCACCTGCTGCATCAGCTCCTCCCGCCGCGCAATGCTCGCCGTATGCAGCTCAAACCGCACGGCGACCGACACGCTCTCTCGCGCCTGACGCATCAGCCAAAGTCCGCCGTTCGGCCTCGTGCTCGTCTTGGCGGTCAGCTTGGGAGCCTTGTGCCGGATGTCCTTAACGATCACCTCCGGGCCGATGTCCTGCAGCCCCAGCCCGTTGAAATATACGTCGTACCGCGTCCTCATCCGCTATACCTCCCAGCCCACGCCCCGCGCTCGATCTGCTGTCCGACAATAGGCGCGACCAGCACGCCCACCTGTTTACCGTCCATCTGCACCGCCGCGCCGCTCAGACTGGCCGCAATCGCCGCCGCCATCCTGTCATAGTCCAGCGCCGGAGCCTGCCCCGTGCCGCTTCGGTAGTCCTCCGCATTGGGGCGGGAAAGCACCGTCTCGCCCTTATGCAGATAGGTGAGATAGTTGTCGTATGGCACGTAATCCAGTCCCTTTGCGTTGCTTGCCGGGGGCGTGTACGTAATACCCGCCATGTTGATCGTCGGCACGGTGAGCCCGCCCAGCCCGAACGCCTGCTCATAAAGCCCGCGAAATGTCGCCACCTGCTGGGAAAGCGTGGAAATAGTCTCATTCATAGCGTCCGTCACGCCCGATCCGGTTTCCAGCATGGCCGCTCGCGCCTCGTCCTTGCGGTTCAAGTCGTCAATCAGGGTATCTACCTGCGTCCGCATGTCGTTGAACGATTCATCTACCGCCAGTTTCGCGTCCGCCATGCCCTGCGCTGCCGCCTGTCTCGCGTCCTCGGCGGACTTGTACTGAGCCGTCACGGTGCCTAGCTGCTCGTCCGACGCGTTTACCAGTGCGTGGAGGATCCCTATGCTGTCGGCGGAGCCGTCAGACAGCGCCGCCAGCATATCCGCGTCAATTCCTCGCGCCTGCGCAAGGCGAATGTCCTGCGCATAATTTGCCCAATGGCTCTGTTGGCTCGACAGCGCCTTGGTAATATCGTCAAGGGTCTTGCTTACCTCCTCCGGTGCGCTTTCAAACGCGCCCGTGATGCCGTCCACGGTCTTCCGCGCATTGGCAACCGCGTCCGCGCGGTACGCCGTCGCCTTGTCCAGCGCGGTATTAAGGTCGGTCATCGCGGAAATTTCATCTTCGGTGGCGTTGGTATAGTCCCTTTGTGCGATTGCTGCCTCTGCCGTCTCTGCCTTGTATCCCTCGGCAGCGGCTGTTGCGTACTCGGCCTGTTGTGCCGCTTTTTCTTGGTTTTCCGTGGCTTTTCCCATTTCGGCATTTAATGTTTCCAAATCAGCCCGCGCCGTTTTTATAGAGCCATCCAATGCGTCGAGGTAGTCAAAAGCACCTTTATCCTTGCTTCCAAGTTGTGTGGCGTTGTAGCGCATTTCATAAAATCTGCGCTGTGCTTTATACTGGCTCTCCAGCTTTTCTATGGGCTCTCCCGTTGCCGCAGAGATTTCCTCCAGCTTTTTCTTCCGCTTATCCTCCAGCTCCGCAATCTCGGAATTTTTTAGCCAGATTTCGACTTGTTTATCTACGACATTCTGCGCCGCCTGTGTCGCAGCATCCGCATAAGATGTCGCAGAGGCTTTTAATGCGTCATACATTTCCAGCGCATGCACCGCTTCTGCGTTCTTCCGCAGCTCTTGGGTGTTGACGCGCAGGCTTCCGCTGGAATCGTCGATATAGGCGGCAAGCTCCGGCATCACGCCTTGCAGAGCCTCCAGAGCCGCCTTGTATTCCTCCGTTTCCGTCACCGCGTCGCCCTGCTTCTCCTGCATCTCCTCCAGCGCGTCGATCAGATAAAGCACGCGTCCGTATTTGGTGTTGGAGGCGGCGGTCTCGTCGTTCAGCGTGTCGGAGATGCTATCCATGTTCGCCTGAAACGCGTCGCCCGCAAACAGGCCGTTAATCATATTGACAACCGGCGTGATCGCGTCCACCAGTCCCTCGCCGATCTGCGCCTTCAACGTGTCGATGTTTTCCGACAAAAGCTTGGTGGCGTTGGCGTAGCTGTCCGACGTTCGCGCAAAGTCGCCCTGCGCGTCCGCCGTCGCATCCAGCAGGTAGTTATACCGCAGCGTCGCCTGTTCCGCCTGCGTCATCGCGTCATAGGCCTTTGTGATGCCCTTGGACATGGCGTAGGCCTCCAGGTTCGCCACGCTCATGTTAACGCCAAGCTGCCGCAGCGGCTCGGTCTCGCCCGAAAGACCGGAGCGGATCTTGTCAAACGCCATATCGTAGTCCAGATTGTAAAACGAGGCCATGTCACCCGTTAGCCCCGCGAGGTTGGTGGACATGCTGACTACTTCATCGTCCGCTAACCCCATGCTTTTCAGCATCGCGCCAATGGTGCCGGTATACTGCTTCGCTTTCAGCTCGGACATGCCAAAGGAGCTCTTCGCCGCCTTCGCCCACGCGTTGATGGTGTCCGCCCCTTCGCCGAACGTCACATCCACCACGTTCTGCACTTCCGCGAGATTGGAGGCAAGGGAAATGGATTCTTCCGCAAACTGCTTTGCAGCCTCGATCGCCTGCTTTACCATATCCGAGGCCGTGATTCCCTTAAATACTTCCTTCCAGCTGCTTCCTGCACGCTGCGACTGCCCTTCCAGCTCGTCGCCCAAGCTGCGCCCCTGCCGCGCAGCCTCCTGAATGCCCGTATCGAACTCGCTTGAATCCAGCCTAAGCGTCGCAAACAACTCAAAGAGCTTCATCGGCCTCATCGCCTCCCAGCTTTTTCAGGATGTCGCCGATGATCTCCCCGGCGCTCCTCTCGTCCTTCTCCTGCCGCCCAAATATTTCCCCGTATTGTGGATAGCTGCTCTTTCCCATGGACGCGTACTGCACCACCAGCCACAGCGCGTTGCCAAAATAGGCACGCTTGCTTTCCTCCTCCGCCTCCGCGCACATCAGCAGGGAGAGGCTTCGCACGTCCTCCGGGCGGTATTGATACAGGACTTTACTCAGGCGTTGCGGGCCATGCGCAGCGCAAAGATAAAAAAACGGAGCATATCCTCAAAGGCCGCTCCGCTCAAAAGCTTGACGGTCTTCGCCCAGTCCTGCTCCGCGATTTCCTCCGGGCTCTTGCCGTCCAGCGCACCCAGCAGCCCATAGACCGCCCCGGGTTTTTCCGTCAGAAATACGGGCATCAACTGCATCAAAAGCGCACCCGTGCTCGTATCCTTCTCGTCCGTCATCAGCTTTTTCGCGGCCTTCACGTCCGCGCAGTCAAGCAGCTCTGCCGCGTAGGGCAGCGCCTTCGCCATGTTGCCAAATGCAACGCTCGTCTTCATAAAGGGAACATCCTTTCTTGTTGCCATTTTGTACGTTTCGCGCTATGCTTTCCTTCAAGGAGGTGGCTTTATGCCAAAGTTTTTGAGGGTTATTGGGGTTCTTTTGCTCGTTTTGTCCGTTCTTTCGTTCGTTCTGGTGTCCTATGCGCGGGATTTCTCCGTTCTCATCTCTGGGATGCTGTCCTTTGGTCTTCTCTTCGCCGCCGCTGAGGCGCTTGAATCCCTGCGGGCGATTAAGTCCGCCGTCTGCTCTTCTCCTGCCGAACAATCCAAGGGCGACACACAGCCCCCGACATCGATCAAGTCCGCCGTCTGCGCTTCTCCCGCCTCGGCTCACAACGCTTCCGCATCCTCCGCAAAGGTGATCGGCAAGAAATGCCTGATGTGCGGTCGTCATTTTCCCACAACCGTTGACCGATGCCCGAACTGCAACGCAGCTATGTTCCAAAATATCTACGACGAGAAAAATTAAATCCCGGCGGGGGCGCTTGCCCCCGCCTTTTTGTTACGAAGCCTTGTCAAAAAACACGATCTGGCAGGGCGCGTACTCCATATCGTCCAAGCTGGCCTGATGTGCCGTGAACTCCACCGGGAGCGTGCCCTCGCCCTTATCGGTAAAGGTGAAGTTCGCGCCCGTGATGTTCAGCGCGTTGGACAGCTCGATCAGCACAAAGCCCTCGGACGTGTCGCCCACCCAGCAAAGCTTAGGAATATAGTCGCCGTCCGCAATGTCGGTGCGCACCCTGATTGTGTGCATCTTGCCGCCGGTGTCGTCCGTCACCGTGGCGCACATCAGCGCCCGTGCGAAATTCTCCGGCGTGGCCTCGATCAGCGTTGTTGTCAGCTTCACTGTCCAGCCGTCGTTAACCTCGCTGCCCTTGAACTCGTATCGCTTGCCGTCCGCCTCGATAGCGCGGATGTCCGGCGTACACTCAAAGCTGCCGCCGCCTCGCGTCGCGCCCAGCACGCCTTCGCCCGCCTGAATAAACGTCTTAATCGCCGTCTTCACCGCCGCCGCATCCTTGGCGCTGGCAAAATCAAACCCCGCCAGAAAAATACCAGCGTTGAGCTGCAGCTTTTGAAAGGATTCCGGCCTCAATCCTGTAATCATGTCTTTTCACACTCCTTTAATCGTGATAAAACGCTACCTCATAGCTCGTTCGTCCGCCAATGACCGCCGCGTCCTCCGGATCGTCGTAATAGCTCTGGAAACCCGCGCCGTTGCGATACAGCGCCAGCATTCCGCCGCCGGGGAGCCGTACCAGCGTCCCATCCTCGTGGATTGCCGCCGCAATGCTGTCGAGGATCGCCGCCCGCTGGGCGTTGACGTTCAGCCCGCTCACGGCGCGGCACCATACGATAGCCGTCAATACGCTGCGGCTCATGGCGGAGCCGTCCGCTACCTCAAACGTGATATAGGGGAACGCCGCCCCATCCGGAACGTGCCCGGAAAGATACGCCGGTATCGCCTCGCCGCCAAAGGAAAAGCTTCCCCAAAATGCAGTCAGCGCCTTATGTACGTCCGTCAAGCGCGATCACCTCCGCGTCGCATTGCCGGAACTGCATCTGCGCCGCCTCCGGCGTGGTCATGTCCCGGCTGTCGCTTGTCACGCGAAATACCTTGCCGTCCTTTATCCGCTTCACACGGTCGTTCTGCCCCAGCGTCAGCGTGGGGAGCATCACCAGCGTAAACATCTCACGCGTGCCGGACTGGTAGGCGATCCGCGCCTCGGTCGAGCTCACCCGCGTGATGCCCAGCCGGATTTCCGCGCCGTCCGCCCACGTCTCCACAACGCCGCCAAAGCCGTCCGATGCCGTCCGCTTGTCCAACATCACGCACGCGGTAAAAAAGTCCGTTAGCGCCATGTCAGCCCACCTCCGTAAACATCCGTCGATAAGGCGTCAACCTGGAAAAGAAAGCCTCTTTCCACGTCTTCACGCCGCCTCCGCTGCTGGAACCTCGATTGTAGCTGTACGCGCCAAAGCTCTCGGATACCATCGCACCTGCCGGGTTTTTGTCGTCGTAGGCGCTGATCTCCTCAACCAGCGCCGTAAAAGAGGCGGGGGGGCATAACGCCCACACCCGCCCCATGAAGACCTCGCTCGGCGTGTCCTCGCCGTCCGTCAGCCTGCCGCGCTCCTGACGGTGAACGCCGTCGTGGTACGCGCTGCCGCTGATGTATACATACGGCGCGTCAATCTCCGGATCGAGGATGCCCCCCACAAGGGAGAACTCCCCGTCTCGGTATCCGCGCTCGAAGTAATTCCGGCATGCCTGCATCGCCGCCGCCATGTTCACCGCCATGTCCGCGACCTCCTTACTCCTTTGCCGTCACCGTCGCCGTGCCGGACTTGATGACGCGGTAATCATCCGTGCATTCGCACACCGTCACCATGTGGCCGTTCGTCAGCGTCAGGTCGCTGGTGCCGTCCCAGCTCGTCCAGCTGCGCACGCTCTGACCGTTGCTCACCGCCGGAGCCGCGTTCGCCGCCGCCTTGACCTTGTACAGGTTGGTGGTGGATTCCTTGGCCGGGGTCACGGTCAGCTTGGTCGCGCCGCTGGTGCTGCCCGCCACGCTCTGCACGGTCAGCTCACCCGTGCCGGGGTCAACCACCGTCGCAATCCACAGAGACGCGGGGTTGAACAGCACCGGGATAAACAAGCCGGAGGCCTTCGTCCACAGCACCGCCGGGTCCTCTTCCATCCACTGCGAGACATACACAAAGCGCGTATCCGCCGCCTGCCCCACACTCATGTACGCGCCCGCGTCGATCTCGGGCGGATCGCCCCACAGGCCAGCGCCCATGCGGCCAAGACCGCCGGACAGGCCGAAGAAGGCCACCTTGTTCTCCGGGAAATACCGCTTCTGGGTCACGGCGGGTCTGCCGTCCGTGCCGATGGTGTAGTCCGCGCCGTAGTGCAGATCATTGGTGATCACGCGGTTGATGCCGTACTCGCTGCCGAGGTAGCTTTCCAGCGCGGCAGTCGTCACCAGCGCACCTACAGCAAGCTTGCCGTTGATCGCCATCTGGATCGCGGCGTTCTGCTGCATCTTCCGCAGATTCTTCCGGCTCGTTACGATCCCGGACAGGATCGTGCCCTTGTCCAGCGCACGGTCCACGATCTGCTGCAGCTGGGCGGGGATGTCCGCGTCCACGGACAAATCCAGCTCAAGCGCCGTCTGCTCGGCAGTCACGCCGTAATCTACGGTAAGATCAAGGTTGTTCTCCTTGATCGTCACCTTGCCGGTGGCCAGCAGCTCGTTCTTAGCGACCTTTGTGCGGGTCACTACCTGATCGGCCAGCCGCACGCCGTCGCGCAGTACGTAGTCGTACATCGCGTCCTGCCGCACGCCGGAGCGCATCAGCTCGCGCATCCGCTCGCTCTGGTTGAGCTTCACCTTGATAAGACCCTTCTCCACATTGCGAGTGTCCACAGGCACGCGGAAGGTCTGGTTCGCCTCGGTGTCAAAGCCGTGGAAGTGCGCCATCATGGGCACCTGATACTCGTTGGCCAGCTGCTGCCAGTAGGCCACAATGTTGTTCGTCCGCTCGTCGGGGAACAGCCCGTCAATGGGGTCGTTCTGCCGCTGGACGTTGAAACCCACGTCCAGCCACTCCTTGCTGCTCACAAGGCCAAAGATGCCGTTCTCAAACTGGGGGATATCTGCCATTTCTCTTCATCCTTTCTCCGCTTAGTAGGGGCGCGTCACGGCGGGCTCGGGGTCGATCAGCTTAAAGCCCTTGCCGGTCAGCGCCGTTTTTGCCGCGCTCTGCATCGCCACAGGGAGGCGATTGAGATACACCGTGCCACGCGTCACCACGCTGCCGGGCATGTCGCCGCTGGATACGTCCACGTCCTCGTAGACGATGCCGACGGCGCTAGCGTCGTTGCTGGGCCAGATGGTGCCCATGGAGATATACTTGCTGCCGTCCGTCGCCGTGGTGGCCTTGGACTGGCTCATCTGCCGGGTTTCACGGGCGCAGTTCTCCGCGTCCGCCAGGAATGCGCCGGGGGCATAGCCCCGACCCTTTGCGCTGCCAATAAAGCTCATATTACTTTGTCTCCTTTCCTGCTCCCGTATCGGCGGGAGCGCCATACATGCTGGTTTGATATTCCGCCGCGATCTTTGCCGCACGGCCCGTGCCGTGGAAGCTGCCGCCGGGGGGAGGGGTCAGCGGGGGCGTACCCTCGCGCTTCACCTCGCCAAATAGACCCGCGTGGCCGTCCTTTATGCCCTTGACGATAGCCTCGCCGTCCTTGAGCTTGTCTCCGTCCATCTCCACCTTGTCCAGCTCCACCGTGTTCAGCAGCAGGTCAAGCGCCGCAGGGTTCGCGCCAGCGGCTTCCAGCGCCTTGCGGATCAGCGCCTTTTTCCCGTCGTTCACCCGGCCCTTTTCCACCGCCGCCTTGTACGCGTCAAAGTCCGCCTGCACCTGTGCCGCGTCGCCTCCGGCCTTTTTCGCCGCGTCGAGGTCGGCCTTGAGCTTGTCGCGTTCCGCCGTGAGTGTGTCCACGGTCTCGGCCTTGGTCTTTAGCTCGTCGCGCTCCGCCTTGATACTATTTACCGTCTCAAGGTGCGCGGTGAGGATTTCCTCCGCCTTGTCCTCGTCAATGCCCAATGCCTTCAAAAATTTGTGCGTGATCGCCATGTTCTCAATCTCCTTTATGTCGGGGGCTGTGTGTCGCCCTTGGATTGTTCCGCCCCCCCGCTGTGTGCCGCAGGGCGCGGTGTATGCAAACGGCGGAGCGCTGTGTGTCGCGCCCTGCCGGAATTGCCAAAAGAAAAGCAGCCGCCGTGGAAATTTCCCCGAAAGCCGCTCGATTATTTGAATCCGCGTGAAAGATAATCCGCGTAGACCTCGCCCAGTCGCACTTGGGCGTAATCGCCCAATAGGCTATCGCGGATAAAGGGACGCGCCGCCATCTTCCGCGTGCCGTCATGGACAAACGGTGAATATTCTACGTCTGTCCCCACGTCCACGGTGTCCTCACCGCTCCGCGCCACCTCGTAGTCGATACTGCTAATCAGGTTGCCGGAATCTATGATCGGTTTCCCGTAGAGGGTATACATGCCATCCGTCACAAGCCCCACCGATTCAACACCGACAGCCCGGAGCGCGGCCTTCTTGTTCTTTTTGAGCCGCTCGCGCACCTCGCCCGAATAGTCGCGTATCGTCACATCGGCAACCTTCCGCCCCATGCCTTACATCGCCTCCACCTTCACGATCTTTCCGTTCTTGTCCAGCGCCTCCGTGGATAAGAGCACCCGTGGGCGGATGTAGCAATGGCAGTTGATGACCTCGTGCGCTGGGCCTGCCGGGTCGCCGGGGTAGTGCATAGCCGTCCCGGGGAACACGTCTCCGTGCATCACCCGCACGCCGTCACGCGCCATGTGCTCCTCGCGGCTGTTGACGAATCGGCACTGCCACTCGTCAACGATCCGCACGCCCTGCTCGGCGGCCTCGTCCTCCGCGTCGCTCCGCGCCTGCGCCTGTACCCGTGTCCGCTCGGTCTGCGCCACTCGCCGCGCCTGCCTGACGCTCTGCCCCGTCACGGCGCGAATCCGCTGAATGATCTTTGTCTGGCTCTCGCCCAGAATGCACGCCTGCGCCAGCTCGCCTTGAAGCCGCTGTCGGACATAGACGTTTTGTCCCAGCCGTTTGTAGGCCAGCTTGGAGAACGGGCCCGCCTCGCTGGTGATCGCCGCCGCTACCTGCCGCCGCGTCGGCGCGGCAAAGGATACGTTCACGCCCGCCCGATCCGCTCCAGCGCTGATAAGCTGCTGCACCTCGCCCAAATTGTCCATGTATACGTCCGCCATAGCCTCCCGAATCTCTCCCGCTGCCAGCGCCCCGGCGCGGTTGATCTCCTCCATGATGATCTCCTGAACGCGATAGCGCCGCACAAGCTCCCGGTAAAACCCGGCCTTCCAGCGCTCGATCTTCTCCGGCGTGTCGTAAAAGGAGGGCGGCTTTTTCACGCCATCCTCCACCCGCTGAATCTCCCGAAGGAAATCCTTGATGCCCTCCACCGATGTTTTCAGCGCCTCGGTGTACGCCGTCAGTATCCGCCTTTGGAGCTGCCGCTCGATCTCGTCGCCCCTCGTTAATGCGCCCACGTTACTCCTCCGTCAGCGTCTTAGCGGATGGAAGCCCCGCCGTCTCCTCCTCTGCCAGACGCTTCATAATGCCCGGAATGTCCTCCTGCGGGATCATCGGGTTCAGTTTCAGCCGTGTCTCCCGGTCAAGGTCGCCTCCCGCCGCGTAAATGTTTTGAATCGTCTCGGTGCCGTTGGCGATTGTCCGCCGCTTGAACGCGATCCGCTCTGTTTCCACGCCCGCCAGCCGGAGCACCCCCTGCATAAACGCGAACGCCTGCCACTCGAACGCGTCCACCTTGAGATTGAGGTTCAACGTCGCCGTCTCGATGGCGACGTTGGTTAGGCTCCCGCCCGTGATCTCGCTGAGGTTGGTCGCCATGTAATCCTTGTACAGCGCCGTTTCCAGCAGCGTTAGCGCCGCCTGCCGCGCCGCGTAGGGCACCTCAAAGGCCTGTGGCGTTGCCGTGGAGCTCGTCGTGCCGTCGGACATGTTGACGACGGTCTTGAGCTTGTGAATGGTCTCCAGCATCAGCGCCACGTCCCGCGACGACCCGCCGAAGTTGTTGAGCACCCAATACACATCGTTGGCCTTGTCCAGATTGTCTCCAAAGTCGGATAGGATGCGGTCGTACAGGTCGATTTTGGAGCGGATCGCCAGCGTCAGCTCCGTCCTACGCATCTCGTTGGCGTACAGCGGTATGATAGGCAGCGCTCCGCCGTAGTTCTCCCCGCCAAGGACTTGCGCCCCCAGCGCGTCCCGGCGGATCGTCTGCTTGTACGCCCGCTTCGGCTGGCTGACGGCCATGCGCTCGCCGCTGTTGTCCATCACCGTCACACCGTCCGGCTCAAACACGCGGATCACCAGCGGCTTGCTCTTGGCAAGCTGGTAAAACTGCAGACCCACCATCGGCTCGCCCGTGACCTCGTCCAGCAGCGCACAAAAGCCGCTGTTCTCGTCCACATACGCCCGCAGCAGCTCTAGGTGGTCGCTATTCCAGTAGCCCCACGCCACCCCGTGCACGAGCGCCCATACGCCCATCTGCCCCAGCAGCGTGTCAAAGCCCAGCCCCAGCCGCGTCTTAGCGCCCTCGTCCAGCGTCACGCCGTTGCCGAGCAGATACTGCGCCTCCTGCAGCACAAAGCGGCGGAAGAAGTCGGAGTAAATGCGGTTGCCCGGGATTTCCTCGTTCACGATCTTCTGCCGCTTTTCTCCCGTGGCGTGGCCGTCCGCGTCCTTTACGTCGGCCTCTATCATCCCCGCCTTGAGGATCACCTTTCGCCCTACCGTGTCGTTCTCGGCGCGATAGTAGCGGTTGGCAACACCCGCGTTTTTGAAGCCCTCGCTCCGCTTGTAGGCCGTCACGGCGGCTACCGCCGCGCTTGTCTTGTCCGGCTCCTTCAGCCAGTCCTGCCATGTGTAGTCGGTAAACATGCCGTCACCTCTCGATATTCAGCCGATCCCGGTCAAGGATTCGGCAGACACACGCCGCACTGTCCGGCGCGTCGTCGTGCTCCGCGTCCTCCGTGTAGTCCATGATCTGATCAATATACGCCTTGTCCGTCCCCTCCAAAAAAACAATGTTCTTCCACCATTTCCGCAGAAAGGAGGAGATTTTGGCGTACTTGTTCATTTTTTCCGCGTACAGCCGCACCAGCCCGCCGCGCCGCCGAAGCTCTCGTCCCAGGTATCCCTTGTCACCGTTGGTCTCACAGTAGATCGGCGCACACATCAGCCGTCCGCACTCCGTCAGCGCCGCGTCCATCACCGTGTCTACATGCGTGCGCCACAATCGCCCATAGACGTATAGCGTATCGCCCACCCGCTTGCCGCAGGTCAGCGCCGTGTAGTCCTCGCCGCCGTAGGCCGCGTCAATATGCGCCACGCCGTCCCGCAGCAGCACCGCGTCACGTGTCCAGCGCGGGGGCGTGTCGAACAGCGCGTTCTCCGCCGCAATGTGCCGCAGCTCATAGTTTGCCGCAAACAGGCTCGGCGACATGGAGCTTTTGAGCGCCGTCAGCTTCTCCGGGCTGATCAAGCCCGTGGCGTAGCAGTCATACCGCTCCGGCTCCGCGACCAGCGTGAAAGCGTCCTCGATATGCCACGGCGTGCCGATGAACACAATTCGCCCGTCTCGCGTGACGATGTTCCGCAGCTCCTGAATAACTCCCTTGGTGCGCTCACGCTCTGCTCTGCTGATGCGGTCATTGAGGTTTACAACGTCGTCGCACACAATCAAATCTGCGTGCTTACCCGTCATAGAGGACCCGCATCCGATGCCGATTAGCTGCTCAGCGCCGCGCGGCGAATCGTATACGCTCACCGTCAGGCAGTTCCCGCCAGATTTGAGCAGCTGCACGTCCTGCTGCATGAGAATCCGCGCCATGTAGCCAAACGCCTCGTTTGCAAAGACCTTTTTGGCCTGAGCGATACTCTCCACCACGTCGCTGTCCGTCTTGCGCATAAAGATCGCGTTTTTGCCGTGGTTGAGAACGCACCACATAGCCAGCGCCACGGATAGGCAGGACGACTTGTAGGACAGGCGGTGCGCTTGGAGCGTATAGTCCTCTGCACCGTAGATAATGTGCTGCATCCAGCGCCCGTGCAGCTCGTCCGTCAAATCGCGGAATCCGCACATCCGACCAACGGCGGCTGGATGGTATCGCCAGATGTTCCACACCTCGTCCCGCGTCAGCGTCGTCATTTTACCTCGCCCCGCGTCTCTCTCAGCAGCTTATCAATGTCGGCTTTCGCGTCCTCGGACAGCGTCGGCGCTTTGACGGTTACAACGTCTCCGGGGTCCTCGTCGATGACTTTCATCAGATACTGGATCGCGGCGAGGTTCCCGTCCGCTGCCATCTTGATAAGTCGCATTGCTAAGGCTTGCCGGAGCGTTTTCCCGTTCTGTTGCGGGGTATCAACCAATTCGAGCGCGATTTCTTTAATCGTCTGCGTCGCCCGTTTTTTTTCCGTTGACTTCGCGTTCGCTTTCCGTGCGTCCAAGGTGTTGCCCTCGCCGGTTCCGAAAAGCTTTCGACCGCGCTGCAGGTTTGCCAAACTGTTCGGATGCTTGCCCTTGGGGTACTGTTTTGTTTCCTTCTCCTCGGCCATTTGCTCACCGCCTGATGATTACCTCATGATTTCTCCCGTCCCGCGATTGATGCTGTAATAGCTCCTCCGTCGGTTGATTGCCGGGGTGCGCCCTTTCAGCGTCCCGCCGTTTTTAAGGCGCAATCTTGCCCATCCCGATCCGCTTGCCATCTAAAATTACCCCTTTCTTTTTACAGCCGCGGCCTTGTTGCCGTTGTTGCGCCCGCGCATACCCGTTGATTGGTTCCCGCCCTTCGGCGCGTTCGCGTGATACTTCATCCGGCGCGTTTTTGCTTCCGACGTACCCTCGAGGTGCGTTGCGCTTCCGGTTTTTATCTTTTTCCCTGAACCGCTTGCCATGATCTTTTTCCCCTCACGATTCTTGCTTTTGTGTAGTCTATGGTCTTGTATCTGCCAATGAGGCTGTCGAACGCGCCCCGATAGAAGTCGAACAGCTCCGCGTTCTCCTCAAAGTCAAACTGCTCTAGGCACGACGCGCTTCGCAGATTCGCGCTCCCCGTCAGGACGTAATGCTCTCCGCTGTGCGTTTCCAGCAGCAGAATTTTCATGTGGGTGTTGCAGAATGCCACCTGCATCTTGTCGTCTATGTCCAGTTCCTCATACAGATACGGGATCAAATCCGTTTTATAGTGGCTATAAAAGTATCCGGACAGAAGCAGGTTGATTTTCTCCACGTTGCGGAAAAGCAACAGGTTTTTGAAACTGTCTACGTTGTTCTCCGACAGCGACAGCGTGGAGCAGTAGATGGTTTTGAGGTCGATACCGCGATACATAACAAGCGCCTCCGGCAAATCCCCAAAAATGAAATTGCCGGGAACGATGCAGGTAGTCCGTGCGTTGCGTTCCAGAGAAATTCTCCTGGCGAGGTCTTTTGCGTAGGCAAAATCCGCCTTGTTGTAAATGGCTGACTTTGCCATTTTGGGCTTGAGTATGCGTGTCTGCTCATCCTCGTCTACGAGGGAAAAGTCGGCGATGGAAAAGTCAATGTCATCGTCGAGTGTGATTGTATCCGGAAGGTGAATCTCCGGAATATCGAGGTTGAAATCGTCGCTCATTTTTTCGCAACCCACCCGCAAAAATTCAGATGACGCCAGAACATCTGGATATTTGTAAATCCAGCGCCTCTTAAAAGCTCTTCATTCCATTTCGGCTTTAGGTTCACGAGGACGCCACGCAAGCTTCTGCGCTTCTCGCTGATCTGCGTCTCGGAATAGCCATTCGCACGTTTCTGCGTATAATAGCAATCTGTTAGCAGATCATCCGTTTCCGCGTCTTCTCCTTGCACTTTTTCAACAAGGATGATCGCGCCCCCCTTTGCCGTGTGATCGTAGACTTTTTTGAGGAGCTGCTGCCGCTCCTCGATTGGCACGAATTGCAGCGACAAAATGAAAAGCGTCAGGTCAGCAATCGTTTGTGGGTATTGCTTGGTAATGTCATAGCAATATGTCTGCATTGCTCCGCAGCTTATCCATCCTGAGTACTCCTTGTTTACCGCCTCAATCATAGCCTCACTATTATCAACGAGGAAGCTATGAATCCGTGCTCCGTATTTCTCCAGATACGGATAAATCGACAACCCGTTTGAACATCCAATATCAACAATATTTGATATTTTCCCGTCTTTCCTAAGATATTTTTCTCAGATCGCAAATGTCAATTCGCGCATCTGTTCGTACCCTGGGATGGACCGTGCAAGCATATTGGGAAAGCACTTTGCTACATCGCTCCCGAATTGCCATTTTTCCTTTGGGATAATATTGTCAATTTCGCTCATTGCTTTTCTCCTTTCATAGCTTGTCGAGGATGTTTTCCCTTATTGCGCTGGAAATGGCACGCATCATAATAGGCGGAACCATACGCCCAAGCCGTTCCCATTGCTGCGCAAATGTCCCCGTTAAAACAAAATCGTCAGGTACGCTTGTTATTCTTTTCAGCTCCGCTATCGTGAATTTCCTGTCCTCTATCGGATGGCAATTCCCGGCTGTGCTGGGGCCTC